TCGCAGTGAACAAAGTCCCGGGGACCAGTTCCTGTTTGGTGCCAGCAGTCATCCATGCCCAGCGTGGAGGGAATCGTGTGATCATGTGCCGGAAGTTTTTGATCACCCGGGACGAACCACGACGCTGAATCACTGGGTTGGCATCACCGAACGCTTCAAACGCAGAACGGTAATCCCGGCGCAGTTCCGAATTGTTGAGCAGGATTTGATTGCTCGCATCCTGTCCGATCAGCAGCGGGAAAATTGGGCCTTCCGGGCCTTGCGTGATCCACCCGTTGGTGTTGGGTTCATCAGCACCCTCTTCAGACAAGTTGGTAGCAATATCATCGAGGAAGTCCTGCGAGAGATTGCACGAGGCTTGTGCCGCTGCAATCGACCCCGGAGTCACACCGTTAAGGTCCACGATGGACGGAGGTGGCTGGACCAGATTGAACAGCCCGGGAGTAGGAGCAAACGGTGCCGTGTTTTGACACACCCAAGTAGGCACGTAGTCCTGATAAATGTTCTGAAGCCGATTGATGATCGACTTCAAATTTCTTTTTTCGAGCGACTGAAAATATTTTTCCCAAAAATCCTGACTGTTCCAGTGCAACGTCAGATCGTCTTGGCAGATCAACGGTCCCAGCAGACCGAATTCCTCTGGCTTATAATGCACCTCCAGATGCCCCACGAACGTCTGGTTATAAGTAACAGCACAGGAGCCAGTGAAAGTGCCGCCGGAAGAGACGGCAATTGCCGACCACGTTTCTTCATCGGTTGCAGGTTCGCTTCGGCCAATTGTGAATGCTGAACGATCAAGACCAGCACCCACAGGCCATTGATCCCGAGGAATCAAATTGAGCCACGGGTTTTTGAAGGAGCCACGAACGTAAAGCTGTGGACCCAAATCTTCTGTCCTCATTCGCAGGACATCAAACGGACTTAAACATGCCATACGGACTAAAAATCAAAGGGTTAGGTGCTAACAGGCTGGGAACACACCGTGTGTGTGTTAGCAGATCGCTAGCGTGATTTTGGGAAACAGGGTTTTTGAAGGTGGTCCTGAACCACTCCCGGCAGGCTGAAGTAGAACCCGGATTTTAGTCAGCCAATGGCACCCGTGATGTCAGAGCGAGTGCTGCTCTGTCATCACCCCTACGGCAAAAGGCTTCTGCTGTCAAGTATGATATCATCACACGAAAGAAAAACCCCGGTGTCGTGTGCCACCGGGGTGCCTATGGTTAGAACTGCATTCGACTGTCAGGAAGATTGTTCGCCACGCATGGCTTCACCAAATTTCTTCACCCAGTTTTTGGTCCAGTCCATGGGACGCATATCCTTGGGCATCGGCGGTTCGGTCCCGGTGCCGGACGTTTCGGCTCGCCTCTGAGGTTCAATCCTCGGGTTGGCTGCACTCATCGCAGCAATCTGCTTCTGCAGCTTCTCCACCTCGGCCAGTGCCGTCCGGTAGCCAACCAGCACATCTGGGTAGGCTGCGGCATCAAAGGCTGCTTTAAACATCACTTCCGGCGCAAGATTGCCTGCTATAAGAGCCTTCCCAGCGTCGATGCGCCTTTGCACGGACTGGTTCCACTCGACCTCCCCATCACGCATCTGATATTCCGGCCTGCCCCCCTTGGCATCCTGCATCAATTTGACGGTGTCATCCAGCAGCTTGGTAAACCCAGCCCTCTGCTGTTCCTGCTGGGCTTTGGACTGTGCCATCATCTGGTCATAGTCCGTTCGTGCCCGTTCGATTTCAGAATCCTTCTCAGCCTGAATGGCAGAAAGGTTATTGATGACCCCGAACAGCCTCCCCTGCTGCACCGGAGTCAATTCCCCCAACAATTCGTTGATCTGATCGTTCTTGGCATCGGAGTCCGGCTGCTGCACAAGCTTGGTGACCGTGTCCAGCCTCTCTGCCGGAACGCAGCCTCTTAGCTGGGACAATGCCGCATTGGTCTTGCTCTCGAAATAACTGCGGAACCGTGGATGATTGGTGACTGCGACCAGTCGCAATTGCTTGGAGAAATCGTCATTCTCCTTCCTCAGTATCTCGATTTCTTTTTGGACTTCCGGGCTGACAGGTTGGGACGCTTTGCTTTCAAGGTCTTTAATTTTGGCATCCCGGTCTGCAATCGTTTTTTCATATTGTTCATCCTTGGCTTTTCGTGATTGGGTGAAGTTTTTCCACTCCTTGGCCGACCTCGGCCAACGCTCTTCGGCTGCGGGTTGGGCAGCGTCGGCAGGCTTACTTGGTGCTTCCGCAGGTTTAGTTGGAGGTGTCGTTGCAGGCGCAGGAGGTGTGGCTGGCTTTTCGGCTGGTGTGGCTGGAGTATCAGCAGGTGGTTCAGTTTCCTGATCTGGATCCGGCTCGCCTCCTTGTCCAAGTGCTGGATTCGGCAGTGCCTCTTTGAGTCCAGCCATCCACTTTGATAAGCTTCCCTGTCGGAAATTGACTTCCTCTTTTGATCCCGCTGGGTTTTCGTTTGCTTCAATCGGAGGTGCTACTGCTGCTGCCATAGTGGCAGGCTTTAGCGATAAACGTCTAAGTTGTCAAGTATGATAACATCACATTTTCAGGCAGGCTCGAAAACCGACTCGGGCAGGACATCAATCTCGGTGCAGATCGCCAGTGCCTCCAGATTGGCGAGGCACATCTGATAACCCTCAGTCCGTGCTTGCAGGACCACCCTGTCGTCGAACCCAACTCCGTATGGCAATGCCGTGTTGGCTGGGCTTTCGTTCTTCAACACAGACAGCATCAGTTTGAAGTCCGGGCTGTCCAAAACCTTCGACGCAGTATGGCACAACCGTCGATCCATCTGCCAATTGGATAGTCTCAACTTGTGCTCTTCGACACGCACGACTTCCAAGTGGATCGGCTTCTTCCGCAGTAGCCAGTTTAACAATTTCATTTCGATCAATCTCCCGTTTAAAAACGATGAATCGCCACGTGCCGTAATAATCCCGGGGCACGAAACGAAATTCGCTCAGATACATCCACTGCTGCATCGGCTCCTTTGCCAGCAGATGTGGAGCAACCGACGCTGCCCCGGCAGCAATAGCCAATGATCTGAAAAAGTTACGACGGTTCATTGGTCTTGCTGCCACGGTGGTGGTTGAATTGCTTTGGCGTGTCGCTGCACCACTTCTGCGATTTGCAACAGTTCCTCCGGGTCATCCAGTTCCAGCACCAGTTTGGTCTGCCGGACAACCTTGGTGCCTTTGAATACCCGGATGACCCCGTCATCTGAACTTTCGACCCGATATCCTTTTTCTTTGAGCCACCGATTAGCACGGTCACGCTCCATCGGATTGCCACGATGGGCCGTCTGATACAGGTGGTTGGGAAGTATGTCACGCATCACACCATCGACCCACGCGAAAATCTTTCGCTTGAGTGCCTCTTCCATCATTTCACGGTTGAATTTCATGCCCCTAGCCATGTCATCCTCTTTAACAAATCTTTGTGAGGAATGTCAATCCAGCCACACTTCAGATCGTTGACTCCCAGTGTGACCAGCCAGCTATTGTCGCGCAGCAGTGACCCACAGGGGAATACCACTAAAGGTTTTTTATCCACCCAGTAGTCGTGCTGGCTACCGATGAGCAATGGTTCCTGTGTAATTCGAGTGACTGAAAATGGGGGACGGGCTTCAAATGCATATGCCCCCATGAAGTAACGACGGAATTTGGCTGTCCATGGCAGTGAAGAATGAAAGAAGGTGAAATATTCTGATCCCACTCGGAATGGTGGTGTTCCACCACGTATCTCGCCATAGGCCCACGGCAGTTTCCTTTCGGTTCGGCGCACCGTAACCACGCGCACGTAAGAGTCAAACTCGACCACCGTGTGAGGCTGGGCTTCATAAAGCAATTGCAGTTTGTCGTCGTGGAAAAACCACAACCAGTTTTTCTCGTGCCCCGTGTTCAGCCCCAGCCCCTTGCCATTCTTGCCATAGAGTGGATCGAACCGCTGCTTCACATCCCACTTGTCATCGCACACCACCAGAATCTGATGCGCCCCTGTCCACTTCTTGATGCGATACCAAACGAAGTTGCAGCAAGCCACGTAGGTTTTGCCGTTGTGATAAATGACCCGGGGATCCTCGTACTGCTCATTGGTGTTGGTGTTGAGGAACCGGACCTTGTAGCCAATCTGCGGCACCAACCCGTTGGGACCACCCAGCCGGAACGCAACAATGTCGTTCATCCCGAATATCAGTCGGTCCTTCCACACTGACCGTCGCACCATCAACCAGTTCCCATCCGGCCTGCTCACCAGACCGCAGTTGAAGTAGTCCGTCTGGGGATGCTCGCCTCTGCGGAAGTCGAAGATGCCACACTCCCAATCGGTCTGTTGCAAGATCGAAGGCACCTTGTCGTTAACAGCAATCGGTGGATCAACAGCAATCACGGTTTCTGGAACACGGCAAACTGTTTTGTTTCGGTGACTGGTTTGTAGCCCAAGTCCCGAATCTTTTTTAGCGACTTGGCAACCGTGGTCCAATCCACATCGTCAGCCACCAAAAAGCCTCCGGGCTTCACCTTCTTGTGCCAGTGATCGACCTCGCCGCAGGAAGCCTCCTCACTGTGGTTGGCATCCAGATGCAACAGGTCAATTGACTTGTCTGGAAACATTTTGCAGGCGACTACTCCCTTCTCGCGCACCCAGCGAATCTGTTTGAGCAGTTGGAATTCGAGCACCCCCCGGACGAACCCTTCGTAGATCGTTTGCAGGTTCACATTTTCCGTCCACCACTTACGATTCTCGTCCCCGATTTCGCCTTCCAGCACGGCATCCAGACTCCACGGGTCAATCCCGGTTACAGTGCCCATTCCGTTTTCGCGCAAAGCAAACGCCATGGCGAACACACTGCGTCCACCGAACACACCGACCTCGACCAGCACCTGCGGTTTGTGATCGAGAATGAGTCCAGCCAGCACCTCGGCCTTTTCCTGTGTCGTCCAGCCCTCGATGATTGGCCTGCGGTCCAGCGAGAGCATGTCCTTGATTTCGTGTTTGAGTTTTTCGGTGATCATTTTTTGTAAACCAACCATCCGGCTAAATCGAAGTGCTCTTGCATCCAAGGTTCCAGTCCGTATCTGGCGACAGGTTCAGCCACTGCCTCCTGTGTGATTTCCGTCCAAGGCCAGTAGACGGCATTGAAGTAGTCGTGAGCACCGATGATATCCCCGGGCTTCAGGTGCTGCGCGAATATGGAAAACTCCAAACTCTTTTTGCCGTTGTCGCAAAGCACGTAGGTGATCCCGGGTTTCTCGATCAGACGGATAATGGTTTCGGAGAGTCCCTGCAGGATATCGCCTTGAACAAATTCGACACCAAGAACCTTCGCCAGATTGGCCCAGTCCTCACTGGGTGCTGCCATCCGATCAAAACCAAACACCGTGGCACCGAGGTGCCACGCATGCAGTCCCAGCAGAATTGTGAAGCCACCGTTATAGCAACCCAAATCAAGGACGCGCGTCGGTGGATAGACCTCCATCGCATACGACCAGATCGTTGGCGACAGGCGATTCTGGCTCATGGGAAAACCAAACGGTTTTACTGAGCCTTCAGATACCCAAAGTGGAATCATAATTCGCTCAGAAGTTTTTTGGTGAACCACTCCCGGTCAGGGATCTGACAAATCGGGAATGGTTCACCGTGAAGCACCCGTTGGCGTAACCCACGGATGCCCTCCTCGCCAAAGTAGTTCGGGAACCAGACGGACTGCTTGGCGATATTCAATGCGGCATGAGACTTGTCCTTCGGGCTGATGCCGAAATCGGATCGAATCATCGGCTTCTCTTTGTAGTGGTCCTCCTCACTCTCCAGAGTCAGCATCGTTTTATCATACCTGAACGAAAACTTGTTGGTGTTGCCGATGCAGATGCCCATGCACACATCTTCAAAGGAGAGTCCGTCGTTCGCCTCGGGCCAACCGTTGACCGAGAGGAAGGCTTCTGTCGGCCCAGCCACCGAACACCCATACATCCAGTCGCCACCGCAGGAGACAACCTCCCCTACGTGGCGCAGGCGTGAATCCAGCCCACCGGCAAATTCCTCACAGGAAACTACTCGGCCTTTTTCAACGACGAGGTTGCGCACCTTTTTGTAGGCACCCAGTGCGATGTAATTGCCTCGAATGGATCTGCGAACAGCTTCAAGCCAAGTAGGAGCAAGAACGCTAAGGTCATCACTGTAAGCAATCCAGTCACTAGGACAAAGGCACAGAGCAGTGTTGCGAGCATTCGCAGCAGCGAACCAATTTTCTTTCGTAAGCCGATGATCACCCTGCCAAACATTGGGCTTTGGCTGGACCTGTTGGAAGGATTTGATTTGAGGAGGGGAACCATCGGCACAATAGGGTCGTTCTTTGGCCCAGAAGTCCACCATGACCACATGAATTTCATCGTCGGGTTGTAGCTGCAACAGGAGAGAATCCCACCACCACTGCATCTTGCAGTCCTGACGACTGGTCAGGTAACAAAGCGTAACCTGCATTGTTACACTCTTAAAAGAAGGGGTCGGGGTGGGTTACCCGTTTCTTCAGAAATTTATCCAGCCCGGATTTGCTGGGCTTAGTATGTGGCTGGCGTGATGGTCCCTTCGGTTTGCCGGACAGAGGTTTTCTCGGCCAAGGCAAAGCAAATGGACCGAGAGGAATATCATTCGGTGGATTGGGATACGTAAAGTCTGTGGTTCGCAGCATGGTATGATAACATCATACTCAGGAATCCGTGTCAAGCACTGCTGCGGGCTGCGGCATCTGGTGCCCTTGCCCAAACTCCATCCCCTGCTCCCGGGCTTCATTGATTTCACCGATCAAATCCACCAGTCGTTCCAGATGCAGGTGCAGTGGCTGGTCCTTTAATTCGCTATTCACTTCCAGAATGTGGTTCAGCACCTCGGTGGGAGTGTCTCCGATGCCGACCACCCAGCCCATGTCCATGTCCGGGGTCGGCGGGAAATGATAGGCACCGTCACTATAGCAACAGGCCGGAAGCTTCACCCACTGGCTTACCTTTTCCGGCACCCGAATGGACGCAGCCGAGTCCTTGTCGCCAGTCCAGTCCATCGCCACCTGCCCACAATATTTTGCTGTCCATTCCGGCTGAATCAACACGCCACGGGCACCGTAGTAGATGATGTCGGCATAGTTGCTATACATCTCCAATTGGGATTCCCCGGCTGGACTGGGGCACCGACAGCAGGGATCCAGCAGATAACTTTTCCCATTCACCACACGCACTTCGGTGGTGAAGAAATTACGATAACCGTGCGCTGCCAGAATTGGTGCCACCAGTTCACTGGGTTTCCAGATCTCCGGTGGCACCTCGGTGCGAGCCATCACAGCACCGAAATAGGCTTTGCTCTTCGCCTCGTAGCCCAACAAAACCTCGTCAGGAAAATCACCATCGATGTTGTAACTGTCGCCACCACCTTCAATGTCAGTGTCCAAATCCTGCTGAATGTAGAAAATGAGTTTGTCCTGCTGCGGTCCCCACTTGTGCGCCAGCGCATCGAGTTTGGTCCGGGTCCGGGTCCAATCGTCAGCACACCACGTTTCCATGTCGCCACGGTAGCGACTGATTTTGATGTGCTTCTTTTTCTCCCGAAAGTCAGAGAGGTATTGCCGTGCCCCTTCCAGCCCAACGATCACTTCGGTATGCGGCATCGGCAGGCCAATCTCCTTTGCCACATCAAGCCACACGCCACGCAGCCCCTCCAGTTCCTCGCCTCGCCTGCTGCCCCAGACCGGAAAACCCTGTGACACCAGTTCCTGCTGCAGTCCCCAGTCCCGGCAATCAGGGAATACAAAGCAATCGATCTGACTTTTGATCGGCCAGAAATCACGAATGGTTTCCACCCCGGGATATCCATGCCCCAACGCATCCTTTGCCACCGTTTCAAATCCATCCCCACTGGGCGAGTAATAATAGACCTTGTTGTTTCGCGCCAGTCGGTCAGCCACCGGAAAGAACGTGCCCCGGTCCACCACGCAGAAAGTCACTTCGTTTGTGCTCTTCACTCCAAATCCTCCTCGCGCATGCGCAACAGGTCCATCGGTTGACAGGGCACAGACCCATTCCCGATTTCTTCAAGCGACTCGTTGGCAGAAGTCGTCGGGTCTGAGGGTGCAGAGTTGGGATTAGTTTCTGTGCCCAAATCAGTCATCGTCATCCTCCTCCTCTTCAGGAACAGGATCCTCGGTCCAGCCTTCGGGGTTATTCACTGAATGCCTTTAATCGGTTGCGTTGAATTTCAGAGGCTGTGCTCGCATCATCCAGTGCCATGCGCTGACGACCCTTGGCTTCTGACAGCCTGATTCCGTGCTGCGTCTTCAGATCCTTCCGGCGCATGTCTGACGCAGCCTGCATGTTCTTGATCTGCTCGTCGGTCATCACCTGCTGCTGCCGATTCTGCTGGCGCATGCGCTGATCGTTTTGCTGATTGGCCTGCTGCTTCAACTGGTCGGTCAATTTCGCCAGTTGCTGCCACTGCTGCACCATCATCTGGTAAGCAGTCGCCCGGGTCGGGTCATCCTTGAACCGTTCCAAATGCGCGTGAACCGCAGGACCACAGATGGCAAGGAATTTCAAAACCTCCAACGGGTCGGCTCCCTGCTGCAGTGATTGCATCGCCTGAATCCCGGCAGCGAGGAATGTGCTGGCATAGGTGACGGCATTTTGCGACGAGGTGACAACGGGTGGCACACCCACCTTCATTGCAGCCACCCACTGCAGTGCCTCGGCCTGCTGGTCGGTTGCCAGTTTGTTCTGCTGCTGCGGCGGGTTATAGCGACTCACCGCATGCTGTCCAGCCTCGGCGGCAATCTTGTCGTTGAGCCAGTTCTGGCGACCATCTTCAGGCAGGCTCCCCACAATTGGCGTAATGCCGTCCACTGCCATCTTGCGCATGAAGGTCGAACCTTGCCCAACCACACGCACTGCTTCGACTTTGTCGATGCGCCCAAAGGATTCCCGGGGCACACCACGCTTGATGCACCGACGCTGATACTCCATGGCTCGATCATCACAGCTATTCAGGTTGCACATCCGGCGAGCAATCTCGGTATAGAGCAAATCCAGTTGCTTGTAGTAACGGTTGTAACTGGTCTTGCTCAGTGACGACTGCTGCGAGGCTTCCAACTGCTTCTGGAATTTGGTCGGCGGGTTGCCACTCTCCTGCATCGGAATCTGCTGCCGATAGCTGGAGAGGTTGCTCTGCATGATGTCAGTAATCTCCTGATTGAAGGCAAGGATTTCGGTCATCATCCCGGTGATCGGATTCTGCACGGCATCGTATCCCGGCGGCAGCAGGGCATAGTCGCCATGGTGGGCCAGTTGGAACCGCTGGGAACCTTCCGTGGTCGTGGGCCGGAACAGAGTTTTCGGAGCAAAGGCTTTGTCAGCAGCGTTGCAAATGGCACGGTTCTGCCACTCCATCGCTGAGAACATTTTCACTCCCAAACCGGTGACACTATGATGGTAACCACCGTTCCCACGGTCGAAATACATCGGGTGAATGACCTCTCGGAAATTCCCATACCGACCAATTGAACGGAACAGGAAGCCGATCTGGGTGCCAGATACGCTATCACGCTCCACAATTGCTTGGGTGATTCTTCCATCAAACTCCTTCCAGAGCACATGAACAAGGCGACAAATCTTGCTGTTATCATAGTAAGCCAGCGTGTTGTTTTTCAGTTCAGCCTGATACATCTCCCACTCGTACTGGATGCCTGCGGTCTGCCGGATGTCCATGGCGTTTTTGATCACCTCTTTGGTATACTCGACATCCCAGCCCATCTGCTCCGCTGCTTCCTCGTCTTCGATATATTCGTAAAGTTCCGGCGGGTAATAGACCACCTGCACTCCGCAGACTTCCCAGTAGTGCGTGTCGGAGTAGGTAAACTCGGGCACCTTCAAATCGCCGCAGGCAAACGCCCGGGGCAGAATTTTGAACGCATCCTCGAACAGCATCGGACCACAGCCATGTAGCACCATGTTCCAAATCGACTGCTGCATCTGGTAATCCCACACCTCGTCACAGGAGATGATCCGGTCAGCCTCCTCACTCATGATGCGAGACGACTGCTCGCGTTCCTGATCGGTTTTGCCGAAAGCAGTTCGGATTGAAAAGAACCCGGGTGCCTCGGTGTATAGATCGTAAAAGGCTCCCGTCGCTGATTCGAGATAAGCACGAGCAATGTTCCAGTTCACATTGCAGGCATCGGCTCGATTTGCTTTAAGCAAATCCTGTCTGCGATATGGAGGGTTGCCATCTACCAGACCATTCACCAATGCTCGCTTGCGCGAACGTAGTTGATCATCATCGATACAACGACGGAAGAAATCCTGCACTGCCTGCGCATTGCGCATACGAGTGTGTGGAACACTCAGGTCGGGATTCAGTGTTTGGAGATAATCAGATTCGTAACTTCCAGCACCCATAAAACATCAGCAATTTTTCCAACAGTTAAAATTCTCTTTGGCAAAACCAAACCTCTCGCGCATGTCATCGCTGACCCCAACGCACTGCGTCTCCAATGGCAACCACACGCTGGCTGAGATGTAACACTTGCAGATCGAACAGCAGGAAAGCTTCTCATCGAAAGGAGTCCCATGTGCGCCAGTGATCACCTGCACCACATTCTCCAGCGCAGTCAGGCATCGAGCACACGGCAAAGTCATCTGCGCCCGGAGTGGACACTTGTAACAAATCTCGGCGCGACGGTTAGCTTCCTCCTGCGGCACCAGCATGCTGTCATGCGCTTTGTGATTCATCATCACCAGTGATCCACGCACAACGTCGTAAAGCCCGGGTGCCACCAAGGAAACTCCCAGTGCTCGTTTGCTCACCTCGCATTCAGTCGGATATCGGGCACATACCTGGCTCTCGATTTCATCTTCAAAATCCAAGCCAATGGGAATCGAGTTTGCTCGTCGGTAAGCGACTGCTTTGTTGTAGAGCATCTCGAAATGCGACCCATACAATTCGCGTTTGGTCAGCGGGTCTTCGATGAAGAACCCACCCCCATGTGGAGTCAGAATTCTGGATTTGAGTCTTGGCTTCACTTCGGTTGTTTCTTCTTCACTCGTTCACGCAGCCCCGGGATTCCCACTTCCAATTCCTCCACCACATCACGAGGGTTGCGTTTGACTGGATTGCCAAACGCATCCTCGTCGTGCCACTGCGCTGCCTGTTGGAGTAACTGCGGCACCAGCATGGAACGCAGCATCTCGCCCCAGAATTGTCCCTTCTGGTTTGGGTCCATTGCCTTTGCCAGCACAGGTGTCTCACGAATAAACGGGATCTGTTCACCGATGCCCATGGCTGCGGCATACAGTCCTTCGCCAAAGCCTTTGCGTTTTCCGGTGGCTGCGTATTTGGAATCCTGAACCCGCCGGATGGTGGCACCAATCTGCAAGGTTTCGAGCAGCGGATTGTGCAGGAGAAAACTCGGGACGTTATGCCCGTAGATGCGCAGACCACCGACCTGTGCCTCTTCCTTCTTTCGCTTTTCTCCCTTCTGGTAGTAGCCACCGAAAATATCCGGGTTGTAATAGCCCAGTGCCAGTGCAGCCATGCCCAGTGATCCTTTTTTAAGTGAACGCATGATGGCATCAGCCTCTTCCGGCGGCAGTCGGTCCACGCCTCGGGCCATTGCATACCCCAGTCGGCCCAGCCCCGTCACCGACCCAACTGCATACTCCAGCGTCTCTGCCACGATATTGGTGGGCACCTTCACAATCGGCAGTGTGATCCGGGCAAGAGTGCCAGCCAGCTTCCCAATCGGATGCGGTTCGCCTGTGGCTTTCTGCCTGCGTTCCAGAGCACCCAGCCCAGCCTTCCACCAGTTGGTGACCATGTTGTCCTGCAAGAAAATTGCTCGATTGGCATCCTTGTATGCCTCCAATCCAATCCGGGCTTTCACATCTTCATCAGTGATGTCCACGCCATGGTCGGCGGCATGCTGCAATCGCTTTTCAAAGGAGCGTTCAAACTCGGCGCGTTTGGTGGGAGCCTTGAGCATCCCGTGGATGCGTCCCCAGAAGTCCAGCCACGACGGTGGCGTGGCATCCCTCTCGCCATACATCAAATCCAATTCGCTCTTGCCCTTCATCAGAGTGCGATGGGCATCCTTCATCCCCTGCTTGACTGTGCTGGCAATCGACTTCACTTCGGCCCGGGTATTGAAGCCTGCCTGCCGTGCTGCCTTCTCCATAACGGCACGTGGCACAATGGCACTGACCGGGATCCCCATGGCTTCCTCCGGGGTGCTGATAGCCACACGTGCCACCGCAGCACCCATCAACTTGAAGAGCGACACACCGCTGGAGAGAATCTGAAACCGTTTCAGTTTCGCCAACCAATCCCCGGCTCTTTCAGGAAGCCCACGTTGGTTGTAGCGTTCCCGGTCCAGCCCCTCGCGCCAGTCCTCTTTCAATCCTTCCAGTTCGGTTCGCAATCGTCGTGCCTCGGGATCCAGTGTAGGTGGTGGACGTTTTGCCTTGGGCGAGAAATCACCCCGGGCCAGTTTGTCAGTCAACTCGGCAATGCGGCTGCTCATGCGAGACTTCATCGCAGCCAGCGCAATCTCTTCCTCGGTCCTTTCGGGATGGCGCAGTTTGTTCAACTGCCTGTTCAGTTCCTCCATTCGCTGCTTGGCAATTTCCAATTCCGGCGAGGCAGGCCGGGACACCTGTTGAGGTTTGGGTTCCGGGGCTTTGCCGCTGGCAACCTGCTTTTCCTTTTCAGCAATGCGTTTGTTGAGTGCCTTGATCTGTCGGTCTAATGCCTCGGCTGCTTTCTGCGCTGCTGGTTTCTTGCGCATCTGAGCCACCTGTTTATTGAGTGCCTCTCGACGCTGGATCATCTCCTCCAGTTCCGGCACCTCCGGGCGAGCCATCTCCTTGGGTTTGGGACCAACATCCTTCTCCCTTATTTTCCGTTCCAGTTCATCGATGCTCTTCTGTAACGATTCCCGGCGAGTCAAAATCTCTTTGGCCTGCTGCTGCCGCTGATAGTCATCATCCAGATCACGCAGGTGGTCGAACTGGTCACGCATGGCATCCCGCTTCGCCCGGGCTGCTTGCAATTCTGGAGTCTCAGGCAATGCCTTCCCAGCCTTGGTGGAGAAGTCGCCTGACTTGATCCGTTTATCATACTCGTAGGTCTGACGCTCCAAATGCTTCATCGCAATTTTGATCCGATCTGCATCGGTCAATTCGCGTTTGAACATTTCGTCGTAATCCTTTTTGAGGCTGTCGCGCCACTCACGCAGTGATTTGGCTTCATCATCCAGAACAATCTCGGTTTTGTTCTTGATGGTTTTGGTGCGCGTTTTGATCTGGTGATCCAAGTCCACGATTTGATTCCACAACCGTGTCTTGATGGTCTGCATCGTGGTGCGCAGTTGCGTGGCAGGGTCGGTGACATGGTAGCCACCCTTTTTCTTTGCCTCGTTCACCTGCTTTTGCAGCCTGCGCTTTTCAGCACTGGGCACATCACGACTGGTGCCCGTCTGCTTGGGAGCAATCCCCTTTGCCATGTCGTCCAGCTTCGACAATTCCAGATACTGGCCTTTCAAATCACGAAAAGTTTTGCTGACCTGATCCTGCGGCAGCAATCGCATCCTGCCATAGTTAGCAATCGCATCCTGCGTGTCGCGCCGGGACATTTCAGGAACAGCCTCCTGAACAATTGCGTGGACGGCATCGAGCACTGCGTCCCGGTCTGTGATGCCGCTGGCAATCACCTGCTTTGCCAGCTTCTGGATGTCACCGATGATGGCATCCATGTTGCCGGATTCCTTCATCCCCTTCATGTGGTCGGCAGTGCTCGCCTTCAACTGATCAATCGTCGGCGCAGGAGGCTTGGGTTGCATCGCTGCCCGGACCTTCGCCGGGGCTTTGAGACTGTTGATTGCCTCCTTTGAAGCTTTGAAAGCTTCGTCCAGATGCGGTTTCACCCAGTCACCAAACTCATCGACCATTTTTGCCGACCACTGCGTGAAATCCAAAGCGGCATGAGCCAGATGCGAGGCACCCACTTCAGCAAGGTCGAAGAGAATCGTGGGATCCACACCAGCAGTGGTCCGGCCCATGCGTTCACGCAGACGTTGCCGTGCTGCATCGGCTCGCTTGTCCAGCCCAGCCACCAGACGTTCCGCTGCCTTCATGATTTCCGGCGCGAAAGCAGGCTTTGCTTTTTCCGCTGCTTCCTTGAGCATGCGTTCGTGTTCCAGTTGGTGCTGCAGGTCAGCCATCTTCTGGTCCATCTGCTTCACATACTCGTCATAGGCAGTCTGCTTTTTGTTGATCTCCTCGCTCAGTTCCTTGATCTGGTTGCGTTCCTCTTCACTCAACGGAGCACCACCACGCGCAGCCCGTGCGTCCATCTCCATCGACTCCAAAGTGAAATCCTCGTTGGCTAACATCTTCCGGGCATTGAGTCCCCGGGCCGTCTCGGTGCCAACAGCCTTACCGACGTTGTAAAGTTCCAGCAGTTTATCCGACAACCAACTGACCCGGAGATTCTCTGCCTCGGCTGCTTCGACCCGTCCGTCGTCGTGCGCCTGTGCCAAAGCCTCTTTCGCCCTGCGGTATTCATTCTGAAGCTGCACCTGCCGATGCAACAGGATCGCATCCTCCTCGTCCGTGATCGCACGTGGCTTCAACCGCAGTTCGTTGACCAGATCATCATCGAGAGTGGAATTCTCATCGAGCTTGCGCATCGCACGGTCCCAGACTTCACCAAAAGTTTTCCGTGCTGCCTGCATGGCTGCTGGCAAACCACGAAGCTCGCGTTCCTTGTCCACGATTTTATTTTTCAGACTCGTGGGGCTTTCCTTTTTCACATCGAATTCAGCCGGGATGGCACCACCAAAACCGATGATACCTGGCCCTTTCTCCACCGGAGATTCACCGAGTGTTTTTTTGGGATCACTGGCCGAACGAATTTCATCACTGTGAACCTGATCACCCTCTTTCATCTCGCGCAGGTTCTGGCCGGATTCGGTCGCCACCTTCGCTGCCTCGCCACGAGTGATGAATCGATTTAGATCAGTGAAGAAACCGAACTGCGGAGTGTTGCGACTCTCACGTTCATTGAAACTGTCAGCAACCTCCTTGGTGATCACACCCTCGTTAACCAGCCGGGAGAGAATCTCCGGGTGGTTGGCACCCGTGTGAATATTTCCTTCCGCATCTTTGTAAGCGGAGTGCGTGATTATCTCCGGGCCTGTCTTTTCCGGGCCAGTCGGTTCGCCTCGTGGGCCAACTTCCGTGAAGTCTGGCGTGACGGGCATTTGCCCTTCGCCTTCTCCGGGGAATGGGCGCACAGGTTGAAGAATCTCGTCTGTTTCGGGGTATAGGGCACGTTGATCCTTTCGACGCAAGTTTTCGTAAAATGCGTTCTCGCTAGTTTGCTGTTCCAATGCGCTGGCAGTTGCCGGGGCACCCGCCTTGGCAATTCCTTCCGTCGCATGACCCACAACCTTTTTGGCAATGAACGTGCCCAATCCCAATTTGGTCAGGGCACCTGCAGCCTCGGGAACATCTTTCGACTGGAGAAGCTCACCTGCCTGCTCGGGAAGACCGGACACAATGTCGGCGGCAAAGGCACCCACGATAGGTTTGGTGCCAGCCACCTCCAAGCCAGCAACCGGACCCAGCGCAATGTTTTTTGGGGTGTAAAGTCCAGCTGCAAATCCCATCGCTGCATCGTGCATTTTGATGAGCGATTTTTTGACGGTGGAAAGCTTATCGAATTCCTCTTTGCCAATCCGTTCCTCAACCGAAATCGGTTCGATCAGTGGCTTGTCCTTCTCGAAAGTGGGCAGGCCAGTACGCTGGGCAAAGTCGTTGTAAAGATCCACCACCGTTCCACCCGTGGCTTCCAGCACAGGTTCAGCCGCAGCATGCAGCCCTTTGCCGACATCGAGAATCGAGGGACCAATATCTTCCCGGGGACCAAACGGACCAGCACCGTAAGCATAAGGTCGCAACGGACCAGAAGGTCTTTTGCCTGTCTGCTCCTGCCCAGCCGGGATCTGCACCGGATACATCTTCGGTGCCTTCTCTTCCCCACTACTGACAGTTTTGGTCAGCCGTTCGTAGTCGGCTTTGAAGTAAGGATCCTGCTCCAGCTTGTCCGGCTCCTTTTGGGCCAGAGCAACCGTCAGGTAATCGTCCGGCACATCCTTGTATGCCGGAAAATCTTTTTTCAACTGGTCGATGGTATCACTCACCGTGACAATCCCTGTTTCGCCAACCACTGATTCATCAGTGTGACGAATTCAGGCTGGTTCATCATTTGCTCGAACATCTCCATGTCACTCATCCCCGGACGGTAGGTCAGGTTCCTCACCACAGGAGCATTGGTTGCAGGAGCAGTCGTGACGGGTGCCGGGACCACAGCATTGGTCGTTGCTGCTGGAGTGTTGGTCGCCACCCCAACGGTCTGCACAGCATTAGTCGGTGCCGCATTGGTTCCACCACCAAACAGATTTTTAGGATCGGATTTGAGTCCGGGCACAGTTGGTTTGGCAGGTGCCGCTGCTGGAGGTGCTGCGGCTGGCTTGGCACCACCGAGACTATTCTGGTAATCCTGCGCCTGCTTATACAGTGCCTGTAGACGACCCTCTGCTTCTGCCTCTTCCTTTTCCAATGCCGGGAATCTGTCCGAGTCCTTTTCCTTGATGCGCTGTTCGTGAGCAAACTTCGCAACCCCCTCCGCTGCTTTGATTCGGTGCTCCAGTTCCGGCGGCAGATTGATTTTGCTTCCGGGTTTCATTCCGGGCTGCTGCTTTGCCTCGGTGAATTTCCACCGACCTCCCGGCTCCTGCTCCATGGTGCCAACAATCTCTCGACCATCAGGTGTCTTCAGAACTGTGGCGCGTGGTTGGATGTCTTCCTGATGCTTCGCCCGGGCTGCTGCCATGTCCTTGGGGAACTGCTCCTGCAATTCTTTGGGCATGGAATTGAAGTCGTTATAGTTTGCATACTTGCCCCCCAGAATGGCGTCGTAACCACTCAGTTCCGTTTTCTGTTTGCCGAATTCTTTGACCGACTCCACCGCAGACTTGGCCTGCACACTTCGGCTGTCAGCCATGAAGATGTCGTGAATCCCCTTCTGGTATTCCGGGGTCATGAACACCGGAGGAGCCACGTTCTGCCTGCTCTGCCACGTGGGATGGTCCTGCATCCACCGGGAAAAATTCTGCTGGTCGGTCTGCAGCATCGTCATGTGCTGTTTGCGCACATCGATTTGTGATTGCGTGTTCTGCATATCCAACTGGGTTTTCGCCATTCCCAGTTGCGCCTGCTGCACACCCAATTTCCACATCGGGTTTTGCATGTTCATGCGAGCCTCGAATAGCCCCTGATGAATTTGCCCGGGCAGTTCCTTGATCCAGTTTGTGTCGATGCCCTGAGCCTGTTTGGTCTTGGCTTCCTTGAGCGCATTCTCTGCCGACAGGCCGAGTCCACCGACCAGTTCGCCTACGACGCGACCAGCCACCGACATGTCTGCGGGTTGCGCCATTCGCTGCAACCACTGCGGAGGTTCTACGCCACCAAAAATATCACTCATACATCACCTGTTAGATGCCAAAGCCAAGACCACCAGCACCCATGCCAGCAGCACCACCACCTCCACCACCAAAGCCACCCAAGCCACTGCTGGACATGCCCCCGGCGGATAAGCTTCCCAAAGCCCCAGCCCCACCCGTCCCGGCGGCAGCGGCAGACGGATAGCCATACAGCCCTGCGCCTGCCTGACTGGGCTGACCTCCGAACGTGTAGCCCGTCTGTGGAGCAGCGAAGGCATTCTGGTTGCCCAGATTCAGCCCGGAGGTTTGCTGCATCGTGCCCTGCGGATTAATCAGTCCCAGTGACACGCTGCTGCCCGTGTAAGCGGAGAGTGCCGCATCAACCACCGACCACGATGCGTTCCACAGACCGACTGTGGTCGGGTCCGGCATCGCAGCAATCTGGTTTTGCATCCACTGCTTTTGGAATTGCGCGTTCCTCTCCTGTGTATCGAACGCAGCCATCTGCTGCGGCGACACAAACATGCTCGTGATGTTGAACATCCCCGGCGCATAAATGGAATTGGCCGTCTGCATCCAGTTTTCAGCAGTCGAAATTCCCTGCTGCATGATGCCCAAACTGGTCAGCCCGAAATCACGCGCCACCAGATTGCGTCCAAAGCCAGAACCTGCAGTGCCACCACCAATAGCTTTGGCTGCGTCACTCTGCTGGACCACGTTCTGCACATCGGTAGGAATTTGTCCCTGCGCCATCTGCTGCGCCTGCTGGCTGATGGTCTGGGTCAGTGATTTGTAATTGGGAATCACATGCTCCAGCATCTGGTCCACCTGCTGTTGATTGAACAGGTCCACCTTCGCGCCAATCCGTTCCGCTGCCGGGATGGCTTGCAGGTTGGCAGCGAGTGCCTTCTGCTGCTCCGTCGTAAGACTCAGCGTCGGCAAATCCGGCACCACTGGCTTGGACCCAAAGAGACTGCTTAGAATTGACATATCACAACAGGTTAGGAACCGGGATCACATCACCGATGGATGAACCCACAATGTTCATTCCCATCTTGCGACCACTTCCCAGATAGTGGTCGAGTTGAAGATCCAAAATTTGTTTCGCCACCGTGGTCCCGGCAGAGACGATCTGCACCTTCCTCAGTGCGTCAGGTTCATCCTCGGCTTTCTGCAAAGCCATCATTAGTTCCTTTAACGCCGGCAAATTGCCAATTATTAGATAGTCTGTATCTCGTTTGGCCGGGATGAATTCCAATTTGACCAGTGCCTCCACCAGAATCTGCGAGCAGGAACCGGGAGGTTGTCCCACCGTGGGTAAAATGGCCGGGAAGAAATAGCGAGCGAACGTCGGGCGAACGTCGTAGTACTGATACTGACCGATTAGTCTCTGTGCTCCACCAGCAACGGTGTATTCATAAAGCCACCATTGCCCGTCGAGGTTTTGAGGTGGCTGCAGATCGGTAACAGTGGAGAAGTTGTTGACACTGTTCGTTCCGGGTGCTTGCGATAGCGATACCACTTCGCCATCTGAAACCACTCCGTTCTGCAGCGTCCTGATCCAATTGTTATTGTCGTCATACCCAAGACACAGCACTGGCTTACCAACGTCAGTTAACCTATCACACACCAGTTGCAGTTGCTTTCCAGTCGGCTGGATATCAGCAAAGGTCGGGTAGTGACCTCGATACAAAGCCTCGGCAATGCCACACACGCCAGCAACACCTCCACAGCAAGAACCAGCCGGACTGCCTGTCATAGTGCCACTGGAATTGGTGATGTTGATCACACTCTGTCCACGAATTCCAAAACCGTTTTCCAAGAATTCGTAGAACTGATCACGCACGGCAATCGGGCGACCACAAACAGCCACTGCTTCCAAGGTGGCGAACTGCGAAGGTAGTGCCACGCAGCCATCCGTGGCGCAGAACCTCCACTTCTGCACGGTCCCCCACCATTTGCCGCAGTAGATCAGTCTCTCCTGCGCCTCATTGAGCAGGGCAAGAAATCGATCAGCCGGGGGACACTCGCCAATCTGTGACGGGATCCGGCTGTTCTTCGCATCAGCAAGTGTGACTCTCATAACGGCACCACGTAAAATCGACGGATGGTTCGCTGCAGAAAATAAACCCCGTAAAAAGGCGGCAGTGTGTTGTGCGCGATATTGGATCCGACAATCGAGGAAAGCCCCTGTGTGGCTGGATTAGCCGAACCAGTCAGTTTGTAGTCCAGAAAATTGGAACCACCACCTGCCCCTTGATTCATCTGGGTGCTGTTGGAAAGAAACGGACCAGCAATGGGATTACCAAAATCAGTGTTGGCAAGGTAGTGCCGATGCAAAGCCAGTTCCGTATCCAGAAGCACATGCTTGTCCTCTCCGTTGACACCAGTGTCAGTGACGTTATTCGCACCAACCACCACGGCACCGCTGTTGACTGTAGTGCCCACACCCACCGGGAACTGCGCCTGCGCCACCTGTGTGCCATTGCCGTCGAGCGTCGTCGCCATCAACTGCCACATCTGGCCGGACAAGTCAGAGAAGGGAGCCACGCTGGCATCACCACCGTCGTAGGTCTGGAGGTTGGGCAGCGTCTGATTCCAAATCATCGTGTGCCCGGGCTGCAACGGATGCGGCGAAAGCCACGCGCCGGAAGCCACGACATAGATCCGAATCGGGTTGCCGTTGGAATCGGTCTGTAGCCACGCCACACTGTGATCTGCCGGGGGTGTGGGAGAGACAACGATGCTGCTGACCGAGTTGATCGGAACAAACTGCACGGCAGAAAAAGCATTGAGCAGTGACTGGTAATCGCTGGGGCAAAAACCCTGCGGCAATAAACCGTTTTGGACTGTGACATTCATGGGTGCGAGTCGTAGGTGAACAGGTTGTCGCCACAGGTCGCCACTGCGACACAGGTCACCTGCGGTGGACAGGTGCCTTCCGTGGGCTGCGTTTGAATCTTGGCGTGAGTAAAGAATCGCTTCACCCTGCAATGCCCCGTCCAGAGCAACTGGAACTGGCAGTCGTGAAATTCCCGGGCAAAGGTGCCTGTCATTCCATTGCAGGTTTCCGCAGGCTGCGGCAGCGTGAGTCGCGCAGCATAACTGCGAGCGTTATTCACAAAAAAACAGTTGTTCACATCCGGGCTGCATTGAGTCACCGAAGAACAGAGCGTGAAGGTCTGCCACGGGATCCAGTTGGGGTAGGAATCCGGCCTGTAAAAAATCTGGAAGGTCACCGTGTCAGCAACGTCCTCGACATAAATCTCGCCCATGATCAACCGCTTCAATTCCAGCGGCAGACCGTAGTCCTCGGCTCGGGTCTGCAAGAGGCAACCAATCGCCTTGCGCTGGACCGTGAGCACACCTCCGGGATCAGTGTTGAATTCGTCTGCGATGCCCTTGGTGAGATTCTCCCACAGTTCCAGTGTGTCACCTGCTCCAGCCACCCAACTGAACATGCGTTCGTCATTGTCGATCCTGGCCTTTGAAATCTGGCAGTGATCCAGTCCGGTATGGACCCCTTCCCACGCAGGGTTCTGCTTCACTTTCAGGTCGCTGACCAAATCAAAATTGATGACCACCATCCCCCGATGGATCACTTGATTGCTCACCTGCTGAACCGGAGACACCGTCATGAAAATCTTGTTATCGAAGAACACTGCGCTGCCGTAGAAGAGCAATTGCGAGGTATCGAAATCCAAAACCTCGTCCACCTCATGGCTCATGGGAGTGTTGCCGGGAGAACCGAACAGTCGTCGCGCCACCACGAAGGAACGAACCCCATCGAGGCTGCGATACCACATGTCCCCATTCACACTGATCGTGCTGCGTGGACCCATTGGTCCGTAGTCGATCAGCGAGACGGTTTGGATCGGGTAGGTAAGATCCTTCCAAATAGTCCGATCAACTGGTGCGTTAACCGAAAACACCATGTTGGTAGTCCCAACGAGTAATACACCAATACCCAGCGAGGTATCTTGCGTTGCCAGAAACTGCATCGCAGTGATCGGACCCGCTTCATACGGGACACCGAAACTGCCTCCTTCGTTGAGAAAAGTATTCTCTGTGAATTTTAAAATCGCATCACGGAATCCGTTCTGCGGTGTGCCGGACGGACCAAACACAATGTCGCCAGCCACGAACGTGCGTCTGTCCGGGTTCACGATCCAGATGCGCCCCCACCCGTAAGCACCAATGAATCCAGAGGGAACCTCGTTGGTGCCGCTGGGACGCATCAGCGTCCCATCCCAGATCATGGTGTGCTCGTGACCTCCCAAAACGATCACGTAATTCTCGGCTTGGAACATGAAGACGAAATTGATGTTCGCCGGATAAACCTCGAACTGGATCAACTGGTTGGTGCCCGTCGCATCGAAGAGCAATGCCCCGGCAGCGACGGTTCCAGCCCCGGCATCCACCTGTGTCAGCCGAAGCTGCATATTGAAGATCGCTGCCACCGTGTAGTGAATGGCACCAATCATCACCGTGTCTCCCACGTTGACCGGAGCATTGCCGTTGAAGTTCACCAGCACATTGCTTCCTGCGCCGGGAAGGGTGAAAGCAGCAGTGGTAACGATGATGATCTGGGGAGTGATTTCACGAATACTGAACGTGTCGTCGGTCACGAAAAAGAATCTGCCTCCACGCGCCACCACCCACCCACTCTGCCCGTTGTCGTTCACGTAAAACTGCGAGCCTTGAAAGATTCCGGTCCACGTGGCTGGCAGGGGCAGCGGATTATTCCCGGTGTCAAAGCCACCATTGAGCACATGATTCTTCCACGGTGGTCGCGTCTCGGGAAAGTCGCCACGGAAGGTGACGTTGACTGCCATCGCAGACTGATTCGGCGGCAACAGGACCGGAGCAATTCCACTGTCCATTCCTTGGGACAGTTCATTGAACCCAGCCAGCTTTCGTGCAGGGTCGGCCATTACAGAGTCACCTGAACGATGCGAGCATGAGCCATCCACGCAATCGTGGTCAGGGCTGCGCCTGTCACAGCCAGCTTCAAGCTCTTGTTTACGTTGTCAGCGGTGACAGCAAAATTCGCTGCCACTCCCCACGTGCCACCAGTGCCATCAGCAATGACGACTGGCACAATCGGACCAGCCACCAGTGTGACGGTCCCCGCATTGTTTTGGATTCCCCCTTTGGCTTGCCAGACAGCCGACACACCCGCATTGGATCGACCGACCAGATAAATATCAAACGACCACGTGGTGTTGTTCGGAAGCACGGCACGAACCGCAGTGCCATCGATAAAAATCTCCACGCCCGGAGTCGCATCCGTCGTGGCAAAACCCCAAAGCAAATCGTTGTGCTGCGCGTCCCCGGGATTGGCAAAATCAAAACTGGCGTGGGAGACTTCTCCGAAAAGATTCGCCACTGCTCCTTGCCCACCCAGCACGGTTGAATTCTGGCCGGACGCAGTATTGTTGTTCCCGGCGACCACCGAAGCAAAAGGCCCGGAGGCTGTGTTCAACTGACCAGCACCAACAAACGAATTGGACCCGGAAGCCACATTGAGGGCACCAGCACCAATGCAACTGGTGTTGCCGATGGCATGGTTGGTCGAGCCTGCCATGACCGCAGCCAGCGAACCGGAAGCCAGATTGCTGATGCCACCACCCACGAAGGTGTCGTTGTTGCTGGAGGTGTTCGTCTCACCGCAGAACACCCCGGCTCCTCCACCACCGGAAGCCACGTTGCCAGTCCCACCACACACGGTGGTCTGTGCTCCCATGGCGAGATTGTTTTTCCCGCCGCAGATCACCGACTCCAAACCGGAAGCCACCTGCGCCACCGAAGCACGGTTCACCTGAAGGTCCACAGCCCGGGTGCCACGCGCATTGCCGCCGGACGGTGTCGATTGAATTGCTCCATCGGCAGTGATGAGCAGTTTGGAATCCTTCAGAGGAACTGGTTTCCCGGTGGTCCCGTCATAGATGGCAATGTCTCCACTGATCGCCACCGAATTGGGCTGGACGGTGTTCCAGACGATGCCCGTAGGCTGCGCTGAATCCGCAGCCAGCACCTGACCATCCGTGCCCACCGGAAACCGGACGTTGGAAGCCAAAGGATTATTGGCACCGTTATCAACAATCAGATCGCCTTTGGTCGTGGTCGGAGAAATGCCGTTGAGGGTGGACACACCCGTGGCTCCTGTCGCGCCACGGATGCCGGAAGGAGTCACTCCCTGTGGATTGGGAATGTTGGTCGCAGGAGCAGCGTTGCCGGGGTAACCGAGATTAGTCACGGTCACGTGAGTCCCATCGACAACGCTAAAGATTGTGTAGTAACCACCGACCCCGATGTAGATGTCCTGAGTCGCCACCATCCAGTTGGTGTTGACCACCTGCACGGTCACGTTGGCACTCACCGCTGGCTGAACGAACAGAGCAGTAGTCGTCGTGAACGCATTGCCGACGTTGCCTCCAATGCCGCCGGGAGAAATCTTGGCACCGGAATTAATCACTGTTCCCGGGGCAGCATTGCCCGTGTTGCCAGTGTTGGTGAGGGTCACAAGCAAACCAGACACCGAGGCTACTTCGTAGAAGCCACCTCCTTGAATGAACACGGTCTGCCCGGGAACCACCCAACCGTCGTGAGTAAGAGAGACGGTGACGTTGGCACCGACCAGTGGTTGGGTGAAATTTGCCGTCGTAAAGCTGAACGCATTTTCCCCCGGTGGTCCCGGCACCGCAGTCTGCGGGTTGTTGGGGCAGGGAGGCGAACAACAACCGGAATTCAGGGGAATGGGCGCACTCATACTTTTTCGTTAAAGCCTTCAAGCTTGCCTCTACACCCGAATGCCCGATATCGTCAATGAGAAAAGTGTGATGTTATCATATCAAGAGGTTCCACGTGGAACACGTTAACAGCTACGGTCTTCCTCCCGGCTTTGAGCAGCACGAGTATGATCAACGTGCCTTTTCCATGCGCCTGCCGCCGGATGCCGGGGTGCCACCGAGGGTGGACCTTTTCAAACGGGTGGCTGAATCCATCCTCCCCGGGCACTTTGAGTATCACGAGTGGACCAACCGACTTCTCTATGCCGTTTGCAACCGGACCTTGATTGGGATCCCCGGCTGCGCTGGAAGTGCCAAGACCTACAACGTCTCCAATTTCGCTGCCATCTGGTGGCTGTGCGACCCCACCGAGTCGTCGGTCATTCTGGTTTCCACCTCCAAGGAGTCGCTTCGCAAACGGGCATGGGCTGAAATCTCACGCTGCTTTGCCAATGCGCCGGAAGAACTGCGAGGCACCTTCACCGACTCGCGCATGATCTGGAATTGCGTTTATGGGGACGCTCGCCACGCCATCTTCGGCAAGGCAGTCGAGGAAGGTTCCATCACCAAGGTGGCTGACGACATCAAGGGCATTCACACACGCCGACAAATGGTGATCATCGATGAGGCAACCAGTGTGCCGGAAGCCATCTTCGATGCCTGCTCGAATTTATTTTCCTACCCGGAAGAATTCCTGATGGTCGTGATGGGTAACCCACGCAATCGACTCGATCAGTTTTCCAAATTCATCGAGCCACTGGAGGGGTGGACCTCGGTGACGGTTGATGACGAGGAATGGGAAGGCAAGCCTCAACACGAATACGGAGGAGCAATTCCACTTGTGATCCGTTTCGACGCTGAGAAATCTCCGAACATAACAGAGGGTCGAATTGTCTCACGACACCTGCCTCTTCCTCATACCGTCGAAGCACGAAAGCAAGCTGCTGGAGGGCAGACCCCATTATGGTGGTCAAACTTTCGTGGATTTCCTCCCCCAGAAGGAATTTGTAAGACAGTTTTTTCGGAGTCGGCAATTGCTTCGCAGAACGGTTTCTCTTCATTTGAATTCAGTGGGGAGGCATTTCAAATCCTCGGCGGTTTTGATCATGCTCGCAACGGGGGGGACAGACCGACGCTCCGGTTTGCCAAGCTGGGTTTGCTCCCTGATGGGAAGCTGGCTGTGGAATGGATGGGACCAATAGTTCTTTCGGTATCGGCGGCATCGACGGTGCCGATAGATTTCCAATTGTCGGAACAGGTGCGCCTCCACTGTGAGCATTTTGTCCATCGCAACATTGACTACCACTGTCCCTTTGAAAACCTCGCAGTCGATGCCACAGGCGAAGGCGCAGGGTTCGCAGATATCCTGCAAAGGACCGTCTCAGCAAGGATTCAACGGGTGATGTTTTCTGCGGCTGCTTCTGAAGATGCGGCGTCATTGGAGGATATTCGTCCGGCCTGCGAGGTGTTCGAGAACAAACGGGTCGAAATGTATTTCCGTGCCCGGGACATGCTCAACCACGGACAGCTTCGGGGCATTGACCGGGAGACTGCCGTCGAATTGTGCACCCTTGAATTTGACGATTCTTCCCGCCGCATAAAACTGCAGAGCAAAAAAGATTATCGCAAAAAGTTTCGCCGCAGTCCTGACTTTGCCGACAGTGGAGTACTGGTCTGCGAGATGGCTCGCCTCCGGGGACTGCGTTTGATCCCGCAGGGCGAAACCGTTTCCCGGTATCAGGACTTTGAAGACATGGTCACTCAGTGCCAAGAGGTTTTCGCCAACGTGCATTATGGTCCTGAAGAGCTTGATGATTTTTAAATCGTCAGTTCCCCTTGTGGAACAAAGTAAGCCTCTTCCCGGTTGCCGTAAGGGTGCTTCCATTCTGGACGTTTGCAGGCTCCTCCCCACATCCAACCGTGGTAAAAGAAATTCGGCACCAGTCCAGTGATGAGTGCAAATTTGAATTGGTCCCGGTCATCTTCCCTGACCAGCAAATCCCAATTGTGCTGTGAACGACAACGCACCTGCCAGTTCGGCGGCACATCGGGCACCTTCTTGCTCTGACGACGAGTCGGTCCACAGTTCCACGGCAGTCCCATTGTCTTGCAGAAAGCAATCTCCCCAAATGCTCCAGTGAAATTATGCATCCACGCATCGAATACCTTTTTCTGATCCAACCCGTGACGGTCCTTATACCCGTTGCACAGAGAGGTGATGCGCTGACGCACACCAATTATCACACCTAACCAAACCTCCATCGGAGTCAACACCACAGGCCAACCTTGAGAACCTTCCTGTGGATTGCCAACACAAACATCTTCCCACTTCATAGTGAACCTTTGAGTCGATAGAAACAGTTGCCCGTGTTGGTGACCGTGGTGAAATTGGTCGGGCACCCAATCCCATACGGTTGCAGATCCACCCAGTCCATCAGGTTAGTGCTGCTCTGCAGAGTCCAGCGAATGACACACTCATTGCTGGGATACTCAAACCTCAAATCATGAACTATCAATCTGGTATTAATTTCTCTCGGATTAATAGTTGCCACTCGTGGATGAGGAGTCAGTGGCAGGTGCAGCGAAGGAGGCAAACCCGTGGGCAGAGGGACCGGACCTGGCCCTGACTGGGTGGTGATACAGCCACTACAAAACAAAAGAAAAATTAATGACCACTTCATCATCTGTCTTCCTGACCCCTGCATAACCCCCCTCCCCCTGCGGAGCAACAACGGCAGGGACTGCGACGAGAGGGGAACCCTCAGTTGAATTTCTCTACCACGCGCCCAACTGATTGCTCCAATCCCATGACTGGCGCGTTTTGCAGTCTCTCACGCCTGACTGCTGGCAAGCCTTGGTTTTCCACAGTTCAAGGGCATACAACTGCCAGCACTTTCCAAAGAGAGGAAATCGGCTGGGAAAAAGGTCCGGCAGTGCTGGTCGTGCACTGTGCACGGCACGAAGGGGGTCAGACACTGCCGGGGGGATGAACACCTGCCCCCGTATGCAAGTAGAAACAACAAACGTGTTGTTAAGAGAGGGGCAGGTGAAATACCAATTGCACCCATCCTGCCATGGGAGATACCTAGCCCATGGTGGATAGTATCGGATGGGTGCAAAGACACCGGTGCCGCAGGAACTTTGCGCAATTCTGTTGCTTTACCATCCTTGCCACGGCACCGGAAACAAACTCCTGCAGATAAGGTTCGAGATGGGATGTTCCGTTTCGCATGGTAACCCATTCTCTTCGACCCGCAGGAAATCATCCCAGCCTCTTGCGAGGCTGGGAAACTGAACGGCTTGCTCAGTGATGACGACGTTCGATTGGCACCGAAGTCGCCAAATTGTTTACCACTATTGCAAGCCATTCTCGCAGGCTAGCGAGACTCAACAGACTGTCAACCCCGAAATATGATGACATCATACTAATCTTCCACCACGCTTTTGGTCTGGGCAGCGTAGTCCTGCGCCTGCACCTGACCCACATCGTAGGTGCCAGCCGGAACCTCCACCGACTTGTGCTCCTCGTGGACCATGGTTGCCGCCTTGCCCAGATTGAGCAGCATCCGGTGTCCAATCATCACCAGTTCCGCCTCGTCATCCTCGATCACATGAGCGTGACCCCCGTGTTCACCCTGATGGATCACCAGCCTCCCGGTCACCCGGGGATACCCCTGAGTCGAGAGTACGTTTACGGGACGCAAAAGAACGTCCCCCTGTTGAATGTTCAACTGTTTCATTTTGGTTTCTTACCTTTCTTTGTTTCTATGTTAGTCTGTCTGCAGTTACGAACCATCCAAGATTTCGCCAGTAGAGTGCCTCACGCACTTCCACTCGGCTGGGGTCTACTGCTTCCAAATGCAGTTCCTTGGTCGAGGGATTCTTCATCTTGAGGAACACCATCCCCAACGGGAACTGATACAGTTCATAGTCGTTGCGCTTGTCCAACAGGGTCGGTTTCAAAAAGCCAATAATCTTCATCACGCCAAAGTGCTCCACCACTCGGCGGCAGGAGACAGGCACAGCCATCAGCGTGAGCAGGGATACCTTCGTCTCGATGTGTTCATCCTGCTGTGCCCACGAATCCCTCCACTCGTCACATGCCCAGTTGAAGAACCACTTCTGGTTCCCATTCCAACTGAATCGCATCAGGCGCACCGCAGTGGAGTCCCGGCGGTTCCACGCCAGCTTATGCCTCATGCGCTTAATCAATTGGTGTGCCTTGCTCACTAGTTGCCCTTCGCCTCTCTTGCTCTCTTCAATTCATTGACCCACCGATCCAATTCCTTGTGGATTAATTCCACGCGCCTCAAATCCTCCGGGGTCGGCTCCTCCTGTTCATCCAGCGTTGACATCATGCAGGCAAACAGATGCTGGCACCCAGCGTAGTAAGCCACCTTCATTTCCCGTAGCTGAATCTCGTGCGCGTTCTTGGGAATGGCTGTCAGCCGGAAAGCCTGCCACCCACCTTCGATCACCAGCCCACGGTTGGCCCATTCCTTGGTGATCCGGTCAATCAGTTCATTAGTATCCACGGTAAGCGACTCCTAACTTTCGCAAATCCGAGTCGCTCAACAGATACGTTTCCTTGGCGTCCAAATGGTCAGCAATAAATTCCAGTTCCGCTGCCTGATGCAGGTGACGGGCAATCGTCTCCTTGGCTTCATCTCCCGGCCTGCTGCTCTTATGCGGCGAATCCAGCGACTCCAAGGTCGACAGACTCTCCTCATACTGCTTGGCCCGGGCAGCATGCGCCTCCGCTTGTTTCCGGCAGAGCACCTTCAACTCCTCTGCCCCTAGAGTTACCTGCAATCCTTCAATCATGTTCTTTTCCTTGCTATGATCTTGTGAGCAGCCTCCATGGTCCCGGCTTCAAATGCCGCATTCATCTTGTACTGTGCATTGCTCAGTGCCCCAAGAATCGCCATGTATTCCCCGGTGCAGGTGGTATCCTTGATCGCCAAACTAATCAGCTTATGCAAGGCGATTTCAAATTCATCAATGTTCATGCCACAAACTGGGTTAACGTCTCTACTTCACCAAACATCACCAGCCGAACCTGGGTTCCATGAAAGTCGGGCTTGCCGTTGACATACTCCTGCAGATGCGCCTTCGCCACGGCAAAGTCACTCATCCCCTTGCCCAGCGTGTCAGCAATCGGCACGTTCCCCGGTCTGGGAAAAAGCAACCCCTCGGTCCCGTCCGGCCATTTCACAATGCACAAATAAGCGTCCATAAGATTATATTCCCATCGCCTCCAATGCCATCTTGCACATCATCACTGTCGGCTCATCCACTGCCTCCCATGACCACATCGCTTGCAACAATTCCTCTCCCGCCTGATTGCAACTGACCATCCGCATCTTTACCGCCTCACTGATCGGCTGAATCAAAAACACTCGGCTGGTAAAATTAAACTGCACCTTCACATCCACCCCGGGATGGTCCTTCACCCACTCCCGGCCATTCCCAGCCATGGCGACAATCTGCGACACATAGGTCACTGGCATGTGCATGCTCAATTCCTCCTCCTCTGCTCTTTGATGTCGTGTGTGGTTCCCTGAAGGTCCAGCCAAATGCGCGTCACCATCTGCTTTAGCTCCTCCTCTTTCAATTGCTTCATCGCCTCCCCCATCGTCAACCCCGGCATCGCCCCTACCTCCCAGTGCAGACTCGTAGATCCACAAATCCCACACCGATACCTCACTCCCATCTCCTCAAACAAGGGCTTGGTCCACTCCCATAACTGCTCGTCGGAGGGCGCATACTCCCGGTCAAACGGTGCCCCCACCATACAGTGCCTCGCCGGACATAATAATTGTGCCAGCCAGATCACTGCCGCATTGCCTCCAGAGTCTTCTGCATCTCCACCTTCAACCCTTCACACGCTGCCTTGGTCGCCTCAATCTCCTCCAGCCTCTTCCACCCCTCCCTCAATTGCCTCCTCAAACGAACAAGTAAAATCCCGTTCGCAATCAGGATGAGCCACGCCAAGCAACCCACCACTATCGTTATCCATTTCACTTTACTAAATGCCTTTCCCTTGCATCACACTAACTGCTACTCAGTAATACCCAAGTAGCAGTTCACCTACCTACCCCAAAGTCCAGTCTTGACAATCAAAACTACCAGTCAATCCAAGAAACAACCCGGAGCAACCCTCCTCCCAAATATCAACCAACTCCCAATCCTCTCCCTCAATACCCAATCACACTTCACCACCCACCCACCCTTTACCTCAAACTCACCACAAATCGGCCCACGATCCACCAAATACTTCCCGTCTATCATCCACCCCGGCACCATCACCTGCCACCCCTCACCCTTCCCTCGATGCACCCCCACCGTCTCACTCTTTACCTTGCCTCTCCTCATGCCTCAAACCTTCCTATACCCACATTTTCCCACGGGCTGGTGTGCGCGAGCGACACCCCGGGCGAAAGGGGTGCCCGGGCAGGTTCCCTGCTCGCGTAACCCCTTGCAAAGCATGCTTTTAGATACCATAGGGCACTGTCCGTCTAATACGTTATGAGATGACTAGCCCTTGCAAGCCTCTGAGTCTAAAGGCTTTATGGTCAAAGGGGTTTCACCGTTACATACTGGGTACAAAACCCGGGGAATTTCCCTACGTGTAAGCCTCTGCTCTGCAGGCTTTAACTGCCCGGGCTTTGGCTTGCCTGTAGCAAGGTGCCAAGTCTCTCTAAGGTCACGCAGTGCCCGGGCAAGCTGTGCACGCTCCAAGGGCACCTTGGAGAGTCTTAGCCTTTCTAAAGTCTCATTGCAGGCCTGTGCGAGGGTGACAGCAAATAAGTCAGGCTGGGCTTCCGTTTGAACTGGGGAATTGAACGGGGCAAGGGCAAGGGCTGCTTTGCGTTCTGCTCTGACTCTAACGGATTTCAAGCCAGCAGCCCGGGCAGTTTCAACCGTGAAAAGCTTTTTCATTCCTGCAGGGTAAAGCAGGGCTAAAAAATGGTCAATTTTAGCCATTTTTCTGGAAAGTGACTTGCCCGGATTTGGAGCGTAAATGGGTCTAGGTGCTATCGGCTTTTCTCTCTGCTATGATGACCCATTTTTTGAGGCTTTAGACATCTAACTAGTTGTTGTTTCAACTGGTTATGCATTAAGTCAACTAGTCTTTACTGGGAGCACAGGCAAGCGTATAGGGGCGTATAAGAGCAAAAACGGGGTGTGATACTATCATATCATATCCGTATAAGTACGGATTGCACGTATCACTTGCACGTGCTACCTTGTTAGCGAGTGGTTTTGCTCCCTACGGGGTGGCATGGCACCCAGAAAAAGTCACGCAGTGCCCAGTTAAAAACTGGCAACCCGGGATAGCTCGGGGCGTACGCGAAAGTGCAAGGGTGACCGATGGTCACGGTTCATAGCCTGCCCTTTGACATTCAAGCAGGCTGTTAACCCTAGCTTTGCACTGGGGTGCAAGGTTAGGTTTAACAATTCCCTTTGAGCAGAAAAAAGCCCGGGCAAGTGCACTGCTCAAAGGTTCACTTCAAAACAATGCACAGCCTGCTGTAACAGGTGCCCGGGCTTCAAAGGTTCACATGATAGCTAATGACAATCAAATCGAAATTGGATCCGAGTTATTCTTCGGGGAAGGAAATGCGAAACTAGGCAAGGAGGTTGCAACCTTTAGCCTACCTGCTGGGCACACTTGCCCATTTGCACTGCTGTGCAAGTCATCGGCCGACCGTATCACAGGCAAGGTAACGGATGGCAAGCATACTCAATTCCGCTGCTTTGCAGCCTCTGCAGAGTGGAATAAATCTGTGCGCAATAGCAGGTGGACAAATTTTGAATTAGTCAAACGGGCTAAGACCGTCAAAGCCATTGCAGCCCTGCTGGAAACATACTTGCCTGAGGGTTACCCCTTTATTAGAATCCATGTCTCTGGGGATTTTTTCAATGAAGTTTACTTTCTGGCATGGTTAGAGGTTGCCCGGAATAATCCCGGGGTGACTTTCTACGCCTACACCAAAGCCTTGCCCCTATGGGTCAAACATAAGAGCACAATTCCGGGCAATTTGATTCTGACAGCCTCCCGGGGTGGTACGCATGACAGCCTAATCGAAAAGCACGGGCTAAGGTTCGCACAGGTGGTATTCAATGAGAGGCAAGCCAAAAAACTGGGCTTGGAAATTGATCATGATGACTCGCACGCACAGCAGCCCGGGAAAAGCTTTGCACTGCTCTTGCATGGCACCCAGCCAGCAGGAAGTGAGGCTGCAGAGGCAATGAAGGAATTGAAAGCTGCAGGGATTAAGGGTTACAGCAGAGAAAAGCACGGTCGACAGATGGCAACAGCCTAAGCCAGTGCTCACGGTTAACAGCCCGGGCAAAACCCGGGCTGTCACCTGTGACCATTAAGGCTCACACTCGAAACAATCAAAACAAGGTCTAATTATATGCGCACTGAGACAGTAAACGACTGGACACCGGAAACCAAAACTTTGCTTGAATACCTGCTGGCTGCAGGCTTTGAAATTCGCTCCGGGGATAATGGCGAGGAGCAATTCAAGTTTGACCCTAGCAAGCTGGGGGAATTCATTGACAACCTGACAGCCTGTGACGAAAGCAGGCTTTACATTGCCAAGGGTGGCGAAAAATTCGGGCTTTACCTTGTGTATGGTAACAGCCCGGGCGAATTGGTTTGTGACTATGCATGGTCTGCAAAGCACGAAAACAGCCCCGTGCACATGGAACTGGAGAGGCTGTTTCAAATTCAATCTGACAGATGGTCTGGCTGCAAGCAGCCAACAAAGCAAGTGACCTACTGAGCAAAGTTAAAACCCGGGCAGGTGCCCGGGCTTTACCTGTGCGCACTGGGTGCACATTTAACAATCAAAACAAGGTCTAATTATGAGAGTGAAAGCCAATGCAGTGTATGTATTCCAAGCCAGCTTTTGGGACATTGTCCTACGTGAAAGCTACACCCCAGCCAATGGGGAACTAGTCCGGGTTGTCAACTTGCCCGGGTGCCCACGGGCTAACACTATGGGGCATTGCCACGTGCAAAGCCTCGCAGGGGAATTCATTGGGCTTGTATCCTGTAACAGCCTGCAGCCTCGCACTGGGGGAGGTGCCAAGTGATTAGTAAACGGATCCAAAAGCTTCTGCAGAGGCAATGCGACCAGTTAAACGGGATCATTCATTCGCGCAACCTCTACACTGGGGGAAAGCGATATATCAACGCCCATTTGGGGATCAATTGTGCTGGTGTGCCTGCGGTAATGGTGGAAAACCTCTACACTGGGGAAACCATAGCCTTTCATGATTTTATTTTCGTCGACGGTCACGGTTCACAGGTCAACTTGGATTAAAACAAAGTCTAATTTATGAGCGAATTAAAAATAGTTTTATGGGATAGGACAAATGGCATTGCACTGGGTGAATTTTCCAATCCGCCTTTGGGATTGAATCTGAAAATTGACTTGCAAGCCAATACCATGGCAGTGGGCGTCAATGGGTATGGGCTTGTCTTAAGCCAGCAGGCCATTTGCCCGGGGGACGTTTTTGAACTGCGGGTCATGCGGTATGACGAAAAGAGCAATCCCGGCCTGCAGTGCCTGCGCTGCAATCACAAATGGATTCCGTTAGTAGGGCACAGCCCTACCATTTGCCCTGCTTGCAAGTCTCCCTATTGGAACAAAGCACGGAAGCAAGCAAAGAAGTGATCACGGTTCACAGCCCGGGCAAGTGTTCGGGCTGTCACCTGTGGGCACTAAAGCCTGCAGTTGACCCTCTCTACACTGGGTCATACATTATCATACTAGGTAGTAAACGACAGAAAGGTCTAAATATGAGAAAACACATCCTGCCCCACAAGCTGGGGAAATATCGGGGTAAAACCTACAGCCGATATACGGTCAACCTGCAACAGTCCGGCCTGTGCTGGGAAAACAACCTGCAGGTGGAAATAGTGGCAGAGTCGCCTGCGGCAGCCTGTAACGCACTACAGAGCGAATTCGGGCCATTCCTGCAACGTCCTACGGAATTCACCACACTGGGTGCCCGGGGTGGCATTACCCACAGGTACCTTGGCTGGGAATCCTTGGTGGGTGCCCACCTGTGGGCTGCGCGTTCCAATACTGAACAACTGGCCTTTGCATTATGAGTACACAAACCCGTGACAAAATGGTCCGTGACCTTACCCCGGCTGAAGCCGGGGCACTGCTGGTGCACTGTCACAGTATCACCCCGGAGCGTAGGCAGGCACTGATGCTGTGGGCTGGTCCGGCAGATGCCTACTTTAGAAAAGAGGAACAGCACAGGATCCTAGACTGGATCAAAACTGAAGACTACCTGCCGCAGGATAGCAGGATTGCTGACCATCCTAAACGCCCCACGCACTGGTGTGACAAGCACGGGCATGTTGTCACCTGTGACTGTGACAGCCCGGAAGAGAAGGAACATCAGGAAAAACTGACAGCCCACATCAAACAACTGGGCAAGCAATGCCGAAAACGGGCAGAGGCTAAATGGGGCAAGGCTTGGCGCATGCTGTCTCACGAACAACAGCAGGGCACTGTGGCACTGGAAGCCTGCTCGGTGGTGTTGGGTGCTACCAGTTCGGCTGATGTCATTGAAGACAAGGCTGCACTGGTGGCGCATATCCGTGGCGTGATCAACGTAGCACTTTACCCGGAGGATCATTTATGAGTGCTCAAGACTTCACCCCGGACAACGTCAAGCAGTGGCTGGAGCATGCCCCCAAAGAACCCGGGCCGATGGCAGGTGACCTCCGGGGTTTTGAAATTGGGGCACACTTCTATTGCACTGTGTGCTGCGGCAGGCTGTCCGGCAGGGGCATCCTGCTGCCCCGTGAGAGTGTGCCAGTGTGGAAAAACTGGCCTGCCCCACAAGCAGCACAGCCTGACAAAATGGTTATTGCTTTTAGTGCGAACATGACCTGCAAAGCCTGTGGCAAAACAGTTTGATCATAGCTATCTGCCCCGGGGTGTTACAGCACCCCGGGGTAGCAAGCTGGGATGAACCTAGCAAAAACAGAAAGGTCTGAAAAATGAAGTACATGATCAAGTATTGGACTGAATTGGATGGGGGGCAGTGGTTCCAGCCGGACGGTTACCACTACCCTACTGTGCAGGAAGCTGCACTGCAGGTTGCCATCATGGAGAAAAAATTCCCTGCGCCTGAGTGGGCAATTGTCCCGGTGACCACCCCTGAAAAGCAGCGGGGCTTGCTCGAAGTAGGGTGAACACCCCATAGAGCAGGCTTGCCTACTCAGTGCGAACTAATAATACTACTAACAATCAAACAAAAATACTTTCCCTGCCCTAGTCCGGGTGCATTCCCGGGTGCCTGTTGCATACGGGTGGCAGTCATGCCTTAGACCGTGCACTGGCTAGGGCAGGGATGAACAACAGAAAGGTCTAGTTATGAGTGAAAAAGTGGATCCAAAAATCTACGAACATCCTGAAGTCATCAAGTGCATGGCGAAGGTGGACGAGAGGCAGAAACGACAGGAAAAGGAGGAGAATGATCCAGAGATGGAAATTGAAAACTCTGGTGCAGTCTGGGCACTGTTTGCCCGGGTGCCTTGGAAGGTCGGCACTGAACCCATCCTCTTTATCAACGACGAAAGGCTGACAGACTGCGTCGAAATCTACAACCCTGAAGACGGAAAGCTGTGCGAATGAGCACTGAAATGTTCCGTCTGCTGGTCAATCACTACCCAGTGCTTCTGGGTGCACTGGTCACCGCAGTGATACTGCCCAGTGCCTGCTTCAGTCTTCTGTGCCTCTGTGGGGCACGGTGGCTGTGGAAACGAGGTGACAATGAACCTGCCTGAAAACATCGAAGGCAAAACGTGGGATCCTGTCCGGCAGCAGTGGATCAAGAAACGTCGCAGCATCGATGAAATCTGCGCTGAGATTAGAACGCTGAAGCTGAAAGTGAAGCCTCGGAAAACTTACAAGCACTACGGTTAGAAGCAGACCCTCACACTGGGACATCCCGGTGTGGGGGTTTTTTCGTTTAAACAATCAACAACCAAAATACCAATGACAGAAATTGCCGAAATAGTTAACCACGCCTTAAATGGCACAACCGAAAAGATACCTATGCAAGATACCACCACCACCCTAGTGACCCGTAAAAAATTCGTCTGCACCGTCTGTGGTCGAGACGATTTCAAAAACCAGCAGGCACTGGGCAGTCACGTTCGCTACTCGCACAATACACAGAAGCAAGCCACCCGGGTTCAAAACCATCCGGCCAATCGAAAAGCCATGCGTTCAGAACTGGCTCGACGCGCCATGGCAGGGGAGGAAGTAGGAGACTTCAAACCAAACCCTCTCGGCCTGCGCACTGACAAGCTGGGTCGGAACATAGAAAAACGCTACGCAGGCAGACCCGCAGGGTGGCTTACTGCACTGGATATGATTGCCAAATATCCGGGCATGATCCGTCGCATGGAACACAACGGAATTGCGTCGTGTCTGAAGCAGCACCCGGAATGGAAAGAGACTTTGATGGGAAGAGGTGAACCCAAGCAGACTCTCTATGATGCCATCAATCAAATGCGCTACGGCAAACACAGTCACACTGAGATTGCCAAACTGCGAAAACAGCACCGCAGGATTCCTGACGATGCTGATCTGAAAGGACCACGCCCTGTGAGCAGACCCGGAAGACCCGCAGGGATTCCTGACAAAAGCAAACGGACGCACTGGAGCAAACAACAATACGACTTGTGCAAAGCCATTTTCGAGTCAGGGAATTATCGCGCCGGGAAAAAAGGAAAGTCGATCAACTGGACTTGGGCTTTTAGTGAACACCCTGACTGGGCCAAGGAACTGAACTACTCAGAAGAAACCCGCAGTTTGTTTTTAAGTTTTGCTGCCCGGGTGCGCACTGGTGGTGGTCCTTACCACCACTTGGGGAACAAAGCAGGAAAGATCAAAGAAATGGAACACGCCAAAAAGCAGATGTTAATAACACAGGAACCTGTCGAGGCAGTCCCGGTTGATCAAAACGGGAAGGTTGCGATCACGGTTGCTGGTCACCTATTCACCTTGGAACAATTGGAAGCCATTGTCATTGCTCACCAGAACAAACTGGAGCATGTCAAATTCTGCCCTGAATGCGGCTACAATCAACTGATGCATAACAAGGCTTACACCATAGCCAAACGACACAGCCAACACGAATGACAACAAAAAAGAGAGGCACAACAGGAAGGCGCAGCACCGTGCTGCTCGATCAGGAAACTATCGAAGCATGCTGTCTGGCAGAATTGGGAAAAAATAACGACTGCATTAGAAAGGAGTACAGCATCCGGCTCAGTGACGGTCAGTTTCAATACCGTCTCACCCGGGCCAAGACGCTGGCAGGTTACAAGAAAGGGGATGGCTTCCGTCGCGCATGGCGAGAGGGACGCAGTCACTACGAAGAAGTGATTGCTGCCATGCTCCCCCGGCTGCGACAGGATTACGAAAAGGACATCATCCCGCAGATCGAAAAGCCTCCCATAAAGGTGTCGCCGGATGGGGAAGGAGCAGAAGCATGAGCGAAGAATTGTGCCACTGTGGAAAGCCCTTGCACTATTCCACCCCGGACGCAGAAGCCACAGCCAAGAAAATGGTCGCCAACTTTGGACCCTACATTCGGGTCTGGGTTGGTAACCGTTGCTTCAAGGTCCAGAAGCACTACATCATGCTCCATGGGGTCAAAGGTGAGGACATTCCCAAACTGGGCTTCCACGAATACACCCAGAGTGAACTGGTGAATGAACTGGGGCTGTGAAGAAGACCTACAAGCTCGCCGGGGTCATGAAGAAGATGTGTGCCACCTGCCCATTTCGGGAAGGTGGCTTGCCTGTTGAGGATTTGCTCGTTGAACGGGCACTGACGCAGGCGACTCCTATCTGCCACTCCACTGGTCCCGGGCATTTGAAGAAACAGGTGAGTAAGAAAAACCTTGCCTGCCGAGGTGCCCGGGATCTGCAGTTAAAAGTCTTCGCCGCATTCGGATTTCTGGATGCGCCAACCGACGAAGAATGGTCCCGAAAGGCAAGGTCACTTGGCCTTGCCAGATAGCTGTGCTGCTCCCAGAGCAAGTCCGGCAGCGACAGCCAAGGCACCCACGACCCACTGGGGAATTTGGGTGCTGACTAGAGACATAACACCAACCAGCAGCAGGTATGCTGCAAGAAGAATTGTGCTCATGAAGAAAAAGCCTACCCGAAAGAAGACCCGATGGCAATACACCCACATAGACCGGAACGGCATGCGGTGGAGGTTTGAAGGCTCCCGGCCTGTCTCAGAACTGGCCGACAGAGTCATGGCTGGTCTGAAGACCGGAATCTGCTTAAAGCCTCTTAAACGCCAAGCTGTGCGCAAAGCACCCCATAAATGAGGCTGGTCTGGCTTCTGTAAATTACAAACCCTTTACAAACGGAGCGTTTCCTCTTTTGTCCTGCTTTGTCCGGCTAATTTGGCGTAAAGCCCTATACCGATAATGTCTTAAGGTCTTTTTGGGGTTTTTTGGGGTTTGTGCTTGGGCTAATTCGCAACGAGAAGGTCGGCAGTTCGATCCTGCTCGACTCCACCAGTTTAGAAGAAAAGTGCAAAGTGAATTACAAACTGGTTACAGATGGGACGGGTTTATCTGTAAAAATGAAAAACCCCGGAGGCTGCTCCGGGGTGCGTGTTCGATTTGGATCGGGGCTTACGCCGGGATCCCCAGCACTACCCATGCTGGCTCCTCAGTGTCCCAAGTAAGCTCCGGTCCCCCTTTCCAGTTCGGTGGAATTTCCCCGTAGGTGTCCACGATCATTTTGGCACCCGTCTTGTCGCCAATCATCCATGCGATGCGTTCATCAGGAATGCCCTGCGCCCTGCACACGGTCACGAAGAATGCCCGGGCACCGTGGCTGCGCACCTGATAGCCCAGCAGCTTCTCAGAGATGCGCTTCAGCGCATGACCGAGGCTCGACTTGTGCATGTGCCCAGTCTCAGAAGCCCGGGTGCTGGGAATGAACCAAGGGTTCTTGTCGAACCCAGCCGTTACGCGCCACTGCTCCATCGCCTTCAACGTCCGGCCCAGCATCGGGTGCACCTTCACGTAGGGATTGATGCCACCCTTGGCCCGGACCATCGACAGGTGCTGTCCGTCGTTGAACCCGGAAAAGTCCTTGGTCTTGGCATCCCAGCGCAGCCCACATTCGGGCTGCTCGATGTCGCCAGTGATCTCGATGGTCCTGCCCCCGGTCATGCCTTCGAGCAGCCACTGCCAGCCAAGGGGCACGGTCTGTGGGTCTTCAAACAGTGCCCGGGCGATAGACCAGAAATCCTGCGCTGAATGCGGCATGAAATCCCGGCAGTGTTTAATCGCCTTCTTGTTACGGAAAGGCTTTCGCACCATCGCAGCCAGAGGATTGCTCTCCAGCTTGCCCACACCCGTGAGAATGGCCCACGTGAAGATGCCGGACAGGGTGCCCAGTTCCATGTCGATGGCGCAGCCACCGTCACAGCCCTTCTTCATATCCTTCCGGCGCGAGGCGGCATACTGGGCGCAGTCGGCAGACTTCAGTTCCTTGACGGAAC